GGCCGAAAAGCAGCCCGAAACTTTCCTCGATGTGATTGAGCGTGAAGCCGAGCCCGGTCGCTATCCACGACTGCATCAACAATTCGGTGCTGGAGAAGGTCGAAGTGCCGATGCCGAGGATTTGCAGCGGTATGCGTAATGCCAAGGCGATGTTCTGGTCGTTCATTTTCAACGACTCGACCAGTTGCGCATCAACCGCCGATGTCTGCACCGGCTGCGCCTTTAGTCCCGCGGTCAAGATCGGCGTGCCGCCGACATTCTCACTCTGCGATTGCTCGTTCCACCAGGCACGCAGCTCCTGCGCCTGCTCGCGCTTCATTACAACGTCGGTCGTCAGCAGGAAGCTCGGCCGCGATTGGTTGAGATAGAACTGCACCTGCTGGCTCAGTGCCGCGCCCGACATCGCGAGGTCGAGCTGCGCCGCCAGGATCGGGCTCTCGCCTTTGAGCGGGTGCCTCGGTGTGTGCAGCCGTACATGCAACACATCCCGGCTCGGCACGCCATACGACAGGTCGATCCGTTGCTCGACGATCTCGTTGCCCGACAGCGAATAGAAGATGCTGCCGTCTTCAGCGACCGCCGCTGCGCCCTTTCGCATTAGGTGCAATTCGGCGATCTCACCCCGGTTGTTGCGCGTCGCGACAGCATAGGCATTGCCATATTCGTATAGCCGCCGCGTAAGGTTCAGGAGGAAGTCCGAGATCGACTCGTAATCGTTCGGGTGCCGCATGATTCGCGACAGCGCCGAGTTCGTCACCCGCTCGCGGCCGCCATTGTCGAGCCGGCGCCAGTGGTCGCCGCTGCACATCGGCACGGTCTGCGCATAGGCGCTTATACAGGCTTCCAGCATCGCGCTCGGCCCGCCGTAGGGCCGCACGTTCTGGCCGGATTGCCAGTAGTTCCACGGGCTCCCGGCGGGGAGCCAGCCATTCGACAGCATGTATGGCCCGGGCCGCACCGCGCCTTCCGGAACGGCCGGCGCACCCCAACCGAACGCGCGGGTGAGCCAGTTCGCCACCTAGAACTGGGCCCAGTAAAAGATGCTGGTTACCGGCCCGGTGCCCCAAGTCTGTAAGCACATCGCGTTCCCTGGAGGGGCGCGCTCGCCGGCCGCGTATGCAATGCGGTTCACAATGCCCTGCGGCGGAACCAGCATCCGCGGTATCACGATTTGCGTATTGGTGCCGCAGTCGCGCCCGGTGCCGCTCGTCAGCTCAAATTCCAGATCCTGGGCGCCGAGGCCGCGCATGATCATGTAGCCACAAAGGTATATCCGTTGGTTAGCGATCGCGGCCACCCGCTCGGTGCGAACCGTCGGGCCGGTTGTCTGCGCCGTCCGGAATTGGTCGCACGCCTTCTGGGCCGATGCAGCGCCCGGCAGCAGCAAGATCGCCGCTGCCAGCAGCGTTCGCCCAATCATCGGGTGGTGTACCCGGCGCTCGCGGTGCCGGGCCGCACATCCCGCTCTTGCGGCGCGCCGCTTCTGGCTTCACCCGAGATTGCTTCGCCGCTCTTTATCGCATCAGCCTCGGCCTGCGTCGGCGTCGGCTGTTCCGGTGGCGAGGCTACCCGCTCGGCGATCTCCTTATCGGTCGCTTCCTTGTCGGCCTTTTCCTGGGCTCGCCGGTCCACTTCCGGCGAGACCGGATGGGTCGTGCTGCGGCGCGCGTGTTGGGTGCTTTCCATTTCATTTCCTCCGTGTCTCGGTTTCGGTGACTGCCGCCGCCGCTATCGCCACGGCATTCGATGGCGGCGCCGCGGTCGATCCCGCGTCATTGGTCGCGGTAACAATGCAAGTAATCGCCGCGCCGGCATCTTGAGCCGTGACGGTATAGGTGTCGCCCGCGGCGGCAATGTCGGTCGCGCCATCCCGCTTCCACTGATAGGCATAGCTCGTCGGCTCGCCTTCCCAATTTCCCATTGTGCAGTTCAGCGTAGCGCCGACCGTGCCCTCGCCGCCGAGGTAGGGCACGTCCACATTCCGCGGCGCCACCACCGGCCCCGGATCTCCGGTGTGTACTCTGTCCTTGATGAAATCGGCGCGGGCCTGCGTCGGCTGTGGCACATCCTGCGGCTCGGCCTCCTCGCGCGGTTGCCGGGGCACCGTAGTACGTTCCGGTGGTCTGCTTTCCATTTGCCCACCCATGAAAACGGCGGGGCCGAAGCCCCGCCGGTTGCTTACCCCCAATTCACGCCCGAGCCGATGAACTGCACCATGCCGCTACGCCGCATCGCCCAGTTGACGTTGGCAATCATGCGGATCGCCACCTGGGCAGTTTGAAACATCGACTGTGTTGGGGTCGCCAGCACACCCGAGCCCTGCGCGCCCGTAGCGATGTTCAACGGCGTCGTGTCCTCCATGTGGATCGTTGCGACCTCCGACACCTCGAACTCGGGAGCGCCCGTCACGCTGACGAAATCTGCCGCATCGATCATGTAGACCGCTCCGGCGGCAACGCTGGTCGAAGCGATTACGGTGAACATGTCGGTGAACTGTTGCGACCAACCAAACGGCACGCCGGACGGCCCCGGCGCGAAGGTGAGCTGGTTGCGCTGCGCCGGGTTCATCAACAGCGCCAGCTTGCGGCCGGCATTGGCGGCGTAAAATGGCGCCGTCAGTTTGTTGAGGTCGCCGAGGAATGCCGCATAGCCGCCGCCCGCCGTGGCAGTGAGCGTCGAGACGCCGTTCGTCAGACCCGCCGGCCGCGTCGTTGACACCGCCACGTTGTCGAGCAACAGCGCGTCGATGTTGATCTGCGTGTCGGCAATGATGCTGTCACGAATTAGCGTCTCGATGTCGGGGTTTGAATAGGCCGCGATCTCACGACTGAACACCGAGATCCCGCCCACCTTGTGCGGGTAGAGCGTGATGCTGGTCGTGCCGAGGCGACGCACCGGAATGGGCGCCGCTTCTGCCACGAACGAACCGCCGATGCTCGGTGTTGCGGTGCGGCTCGGGATCTTGATCGCCCCACTGTTCGGGCCGAAAGTGAGCGATAGGCCCATTGCCGCCAGCGGCGGAAACACCTGGTTCGGCATCAGTGAGTTGACGAACTCCCCCTGCGCCGTCTGCACCAACTCACTCGCCCAACCGGCCGTCGTCGTCGTCGCGCCGGCAATCGCCGCACGCGTGACAATCGCGGTGGGCTCGTGGTCGGGATACCGCTCGGCCAGCACCGCATCAACCGGCACCCCGCGGGCCTCCGATATGAACCGCGCCGAAATCGCCCGCAGGAATAAATCTCCCGGTGCTACGTCCTTGCTCGGCAACCCAAGCGGCCGGCGCCCTGTTGCCGGCGCAGCCAGCGGCGGCAGCACATCTTGCTGTACGGTGCGCAGCCCGATACGCCGCTCGGTTTCGTGCAATGAGGCGAGGCGCCGCTCCTGCTCGTCGATTTCAGCGGTGAGCGTGTTCGCCACGTCGATATCGTGCTCGGGGTCGCGCGTATGTTCCGCCAGTTGGTCGCGCGCCGCGTTTAGCCGGCCCTGCCGGTCCTCGATCTGTTTGCTAATGGGTTGGTCAATCATGGAGATTGCCCTCGATTGGGGCTTCATCGCGGCATGCCCGCCGATTTTCACCAGTTCCCGCCTCGTTTTTGCGGCATGCTCGCCGAAGGCCAGGCTCATGGTGTCGTCCGAGATCCCGAGGGATCGCGCCAGTTGCAGTGCCGCCGGATTGGCCGGCACCGATACGATCGATGTTTCGAGCAGTTCCTGCTGTAAGTAGCGGGTACCGTTCCACGGGTTCTTCGGGTCGATCGGCTCGCTCTCGCGCGGCAGGAACCCGACGCTGGTAGCGCGCAGGAGGTTGGCCTCGATCAGTCGGCGCACGTCGTCCGCAACCTGTGTCGTGCCCGGTGGCGCCGGCTCGAAATCGCCGATTAACCGCTCGCCCTCGACGTGCACGTTGCGCCAGTTGCCAACCACCTTGTCCGGTTGGTGGTTGAACAGCGCCACCGGGTTCTTCCGGAACGAATCCAGCAGCCAACCGCTCGGCTCGATGATGTCGCCGTAGCGGTCCACCGTCGCATCCGACAGCACATAGGAAAGCGTCCCGTCCACCTTGCCGGCGGCGGTTTTGCGTACCAGGGTCATGCGTGGTTTCCCGTATGCCTCGTCAGGCGATCATTGCCTGCACGTCGAAAACCGGCGCGGCGGTCGGGTTTAGCGACATGCGGTCGACGGCGTTGATCAGTGCCGCCCACGGGTCGATCTTGGCGTCGCCAGCATTCTGCTTGGTGGCGCGGATCGCGGTCGCGGTGGGCTCGATCTTGACGTTGGAGACGCACCAATCCATCAACCCCGAGGGCGCGTGCACCAGGGCGCCGCTGACCAACCGCCGCTCCGTGGTCTTTATCGCGCCCATTAGCCGATAACCCTGCCCGACGCCGATCAGCATGCCGTTCTCCAGCGTCACGTCGATCGCCGCGAGCTCGTCAACCAACTCCCCGATGCCGGCCGGATCAACCGCGACACAGGTCAAGAGCCCGCGGTCCTTGATCGCTTCGATATGCGCCACGATCGCCGAGAGATCGGCGAGCTCGTCGTCGACGATGGTGAGCTCGCCGGCGTCGGCAAAGTCCTGCAACGCCGCGGCGATCGACTGCCGCCGGTCGAGCACGCCCTCGTGGCACCAGGCATGCGACCACGACAGCCAGCGATGCACCCGCCGAGTTTCGCCCTCGTCCTCCACCACGTCGCTTTCCTGGCGCTCACGCCCCAGCACCGTCAGCCCGAACAGATCGTCGAGCCCGCCGCCGTCGACCCCGACCACCACCACCTCGCAGCGGTCGAGCAGCCGGTCCAGCGAGAGACCCGGCTCGACCCGACCCGGCCAGTAATCCGCCCCGGCCCAGCGGTCGGAGCGCAGCGCCAGGCCAACCTCGACGTTGAGGTGCTGCGAGGCCCAGCGGCGCAGCTCGGCGTTGCCCTTCAGCTTCGCGGTGGCGAACTCGTCTTCCAGCCGCGCCAGCGTCACCGAGCGGCCGAGGTTCGGCATCACCATCGGCCAGTTGAGCGGGTCCGACCAGCCGCTGCCCGTCATGATGTCGCGCGGGAACTCATAGAGGATGGGCAGCATCGCGCCAGCGGCTCGCCCGTCGCGAATGTCGCGCGCCATCTGCAACTCGGCCAGGAAGGCGCCCTCCGGTCGCTCGTCCGATTGCGTCGTGATGAACACCAAAAACGACTCCGGGATCGGCAGCATGCCGCCGCGGATCTGGCCGATCACCCGCGCCGCCCGTGCGCTTTTCGAGATTTCGTGCAGTTCGTCGAGCAACACGCCCGCCGGCTTCACCCCGGTCAGCACCTTGGCGTCGAATGTCTTGATCAGCAGTTGAGCCTTGGTGCGCCGGTCGGTGATCGTCTTCAGGTGCTCCTGCACAAACATCCGCTTTTGCAGGAACCCGTCCGGGTCGGCCTCGATCATGCCGGCCGCCTGGTCGAACGCCAGGTCGGCGGTGATCTTGGTCGGCCCGATCAACAGAAACTCGGCCCGCGGCCGCCGGTTCATCAACAGCGCCGTCACCATCAGCGCCGCGCCATAGGTGGTCTTCGACTGCTTTTTCGGGGTCAAGCAGAAGACCTCGCGCACCTGGCGCTCGCCACCGTCGTCTTCGACGGACCCCATCAGCGCCCGCACGATGTCGCGAAACCAGTCGCCCGCGGCCTCGGCGAGCGCCGGCCGGCCGATCACATCCGGCAACCTCAATTTGTCGAAGATCGCTACCGCGCGAGCCGCTTCGGCGCTGTCGAGCCACGGCAGGGGCGGCATCAACGTCTGCCCTCGCCGCAACCGAACTTCCCAATCCGGCAGGGCGAAGGGTGACATCATCGGCTAGTGAACCAGATGGCCCCACTCGTTGCCGCGCCCGGCTTCCTCGGACGCGACTGCCGCCTGCTCCTTTTTGCCCAGCGCCTCGGGCCGCGGCGTATTGACCGGCGCCGGCGCGTACTCGCTCCAGCCGGCCCGCACCTTCAGCCAGAAGATTGCCGCCGTTACCGCGCCGCCGCCGGTCCCGGTCGCGATGGTGAAAAGGTTCTGCGCGACCCGCGTATTCGCCTTGACGTGTCCGAGCGCGAGCTCGTCGCCGTAGTGTGCCCGCAGCGTTTTCGCGCCGATG